GGCGCCTCTGGGATACGATCATCGTCCTCGCGTGCAGCGCGACCGCGTACTCCGGCCACGAAGGCACCACCGCCAACAGCCTGAGCTCGGACAACCAGGTCGCCGTCGATTACGTCGCGCAGGGCGCTGCGCTCAACAGCGGCATGACGTTCGACAAGATCCGGCGCGCCGCCGGAATCCTGAATTACTACGACGTGCCCGAGGAAGATCGCGTCCTCGCCTACACCGCGAAGCAGCTCGAAGACCTCATGGGCGAGCCCGAGGCGACGAGCCGCGAATACAACTCGGCCATCATGGCGCTCTACGACGGGAAGATCTCGCACTTCCTTGGCTTCGACCACGTGCGTCTGTCCAAGGACATCATGACGCTCAACTCGACCACGGACGTGCGGACCTGTCTCGCCTTCCACAAGATGGGCGTGAAGATGGGTATCCCCAAGGAGCCCAAGCGCGAGATCGGCAAGGATCCCAGCAAGCGCTTCAACTGGCGCGTCTACTTCTCCGGCTCGGCCGGGGCGGTGCGCATGCAGGAGACCCACGTGGTCGAGATCTTCTGCGACGAGAGCCCGTAACCCGAAGCACGGCGCTCGTCGCCGTGCTTTTCTTCACCTTCAACCTCCAGCCTGGAGATCTCATCATGGCCGTTGAAAACGTCGTGGGCACGCAAATGACGAAGCTCACGTCAACCCCGCTCCAGAAGGTCGATTCGTCGCACTTGAACGGTCGCGTGCTCGTCGCCACCGACGATTTCGTGATGGCCGCAAGTGCGTCGGCCACGTCCACGTACCACTGTGCGCAGCTTCCCCGCGAGGCCGTGCTCCTGGAGGCGTGGCTCTACGTCGAGACCGGGGCCGCCGATCCCGACGACATGGACTTCGGCGAGCTCAGCCCCCACACCGCAGGCGCCGACGCGGCGCTCGGTACAGGCATCGACTCGGCTGCCGCCGCTGGCTGGCTCGATCTGCTCAACAACATCGGCGCCGATGACTACGGCGACGAGCTTTGGGACTTGCTCGGCTACAGCTCGCGCGACGATGCCCCGGCCCTCATCAATCTCGGTATCTCGCTCGATGCGGCCAACGAGGCGACCGCCACCGACTGCGCCGTCCGGATCTACTACACGGTCGGCTAAACCTGTCCAATCCTCATGGAGCTCAGCGGCGCATCCTTACCCGCCGCTGAGCTCTTCTTCTCTCACCCCACACTACGAGCATCACCATGACGTTCAAAGAGCTCTTCAAGACATGCCTGCACCTGGCGCGCTCAGGCTTCGGTCTCATCCCCTGGATGTACCAGACGACCACGACCGTGGCCGCCGACGCGCTGGTGATTCCCGTCACCTACGGGATCGTCGCCAAGACGACCGGAGCCGATGCGGAAGCGCTCACCCTCGCCAACGGCAAGCCGGGTCAGGAGATTCTTCTCTATCTCGCGACCGACGGCGGCGGCGACGGCACGCTTACGCCCGCGACCGCGAGCGGGTGGGCGACGATCGTATTCGCCGATGCTGGCGACGCCGCGCTGCTGCGCTTCGTCAACAGCACGACCGGCTGGATCATCGTCAATCTCTCCGGCAAGGCCGGTCCCCCCGTTCACACCTGATCTACTACACGGGGTACTTCTGTGCTGGGCGGCTTCCGTCGTCAGCCGATACGGCGGCTGCTCATGCAGCCGCCGTATTTACTTCGGAGCCTCGATCATGGCATCGCAACCCATCACCAGCGAGCTGGACATCTTCAATGCCGCGCTCACCCTCATCGGCCAGCCCACGCTCACCAGCCCGAGCGAGGAGTCGGCGAGCGGGCGCCGTTGCCGGTCGCAGTACGCGGGCGTGCGCGACGCCATCCTCCAGGAGCACACCTGGAACTGCGCGATTCAGCGCGTGAGCCTCACGCTGCTTACCGACACGCCTGCGTGGGGATACAGCTACCAGTTCCAGCTCCCCACCGACTGGCTGCGCCCGGAGCGCAGCGAGGACCGCGACGACGACTTCAAGATCGAAGGCCGAAAGCTGCTCGCCAACTCCAGCACCTTCAACATCACCTACGTGTGCCGCCTCACCAACGTGGCCGACATGGACGAGTGGCTGAAACAGGCGATCAAGTACCGGCTTGCCGCCGAGATCTGCAACGCGCTGTCCGGCAATCCCAAGCTCGCCGAGTCGCTCATGCTGCTCTACCAGGAGACCGTGGACAAGGCCAAGCTGGTGGACGCCGCATCGGCGCCGCTCACGACCATGACTTCCACCCGCTGGGTCGAGGCGCGCGACACCGGCATCATCGCAGCGCTCGATCGACCGCTGCCCAGCGACGGGAACGCCTGACATGCCCCGAGAGCGCGGTAGTCTCGTTCAAGCCACCTTCACCGCCGGGGAAATGAGCCCCGAGCTCATCGCCCGCGCCGAGCTGGCCAAGTACCAGAACGGCGCCCAGGCGCTGGAGAACTGCATCGTGCTCAAGACCGGCGCCGCCCGGCGCCGCTCCGGCACCGTCTACGTCGCCCCCGTCAAGGACCGCACCGCCGTAACGATCCTCCAGGACTTCCAATACAGCGTCGATCAAACCTACGCGCTGGAGTTCGGCGATCAATACATACGCTTCTTCCGCGACCACGGCCAGCTTGAGGAGATCGCGGGCACGCCCACGGAGATCTCCTCGCCCTACAGCACGGCAGACCTGCGCGAGCTGCGCTTCGTGCAGAGCGCCGACGTGCTCTTCATCACGCACCCGGACTATGCGCCGCGCCAGCTCGCCCGCACGTCCGGCGACGACACCCAGCCCGCGACGTGGCAGCTCACGGAGTTCACGCACCGCGACGGCCCCTACCTCGACATCAATGACACGACGACCACGCTCACCCCGGCCGCCGTCACCGGCAACACGACGATCGCGGCGAGCGCTGATGTCTTCGTCTCCACCGACGTGGGGCGCTACATCCGGCTCAGCAACCCGGCGGCGAATGAGGATTGGGGATACGCCACCATCACCGCCGTGACCGACGCGCAGAACGTGGACGTAACCGTGGTCAAAGACTTCGCCCAGGCGGGCGTCGCCACGGAGCTCTGGCGGCTCGGCGCCTGGAGCGAGACGACCGGCTACCCGTGGTGCGCGACGTTCTACCAGGAGCGCATGTGGTTCGGCGCGACCAACGCGCAGCCTCAGACGCTCTGGTCCTCGCGCAGCAGCATCCTCAACGGCTTCGGCCCGAGCAAGCTCGCTGACGGCAGCGTGCGCGATACAGACGCCATCACCCGCACCGTCTCGTCCCGTCAGGTCAACGCGATCCGAGATCTCGGCGACGACACCCAGGGGCTCCTCCTCTTCACGGCGGGCGGCAGCTTCACGGCGCGGCCCGGCGTCTCCGGAGAGGCCATGACGCCTACGAATTGCAACATCGTGCCCCAGACGAACTTCAGCGTGCACTCGACCGTGCCCCCGCAACAGGTCGGCGATAACTTCCTCGCATTCAGCCGAACGGGAGACCGGCTCCGCGAGCTGCGCTTTTCACTGGAGCAGGACAAGATGGTGGCGCCGAACATGAGCGCCCTATCCGATCACATTCTGCTCGGCGGGATCGTGGACGCCGCCGCCCAGGCCGAGCCTGAGAATATCGTCTGGGCCGTGCGCGCCGACGGCGAGCTCGCCGGCTTCACCTACGAGCGCGAACATGACGTGCTGGGATGGCACCGCCACCGGCTCGGCGGCTCGCACGTGGACGACGCCGACTTCGCGAAGGTGGAGTCGATCGCCGTCATCCGGGAGAACGATCGCGATGAGATCTGGCTGATCGTCCAGCGCATCATCAATGGCGAGACGCGGCGGCACGTGGAATACATGAAGCCGCTCTTCACGCGGGCGATCGACCAGGAGGACGCCTTCTTCGTCGATTGCGGCCTGACGTACGACGGCGCCCCGGCCACGGCGATCTCCGGCCTGGACCACCTGGAAGCCGCCTCCGTAGACATCCTTGCCGACGGCGGGCAAGTGGCCCAACAGCAGGTCATCGACGGCGCGATCACGCTCCCGGTGGCGGCCAGCGTCGTGCACGTGGGCTTGCCCTACGCGGCCGAAGTGGAACCGAACCCGCGCGTGCTCGGCTCGGCGGCCGGTGATTCACGTCCGAACCTGCACCGCGTCTACAAGGTCTACCTCTACTTCGACCGCACACTCGGCGGCTCGATCGAGTGGCAGGACACGGACGTGCAGGAGCTCGCCTTCCACCAAGCGGGCGATGCGATGGGCAGCGCGCCGGCCCTCTTCACGGGGCGCTACGATCTCAGCTACACCATGCCCACGTCGCCGGAGGCCCGGCTCACGATCCGCCACGAAGGCCCGCTTCCGTTCACCCTCTTGTCCGTCATGTCCGACATCGAGGTCTCCAGTGTTTGACGTGATTCAATTCTCGCCCGCGCACGCGAAGGAGCTGCTCTCCAGGCTCCACGCAAGCCAACGCGCCGATGCCGATGCGCTCGCTGAGTTCGGCGCCGATGAGTGGGGCTTCATCCAAAAGCTCCGCACCGCCTGGACCTTGCGCGACGCGGCGCAAGACGTGGTGGCGTGCGCGGGCGTTCTCAAGATCTGGGAGGGCCGCGCCGTCGCGTGGGCAATGTTCGACCATGAGCTCGGCGGCACGGGCATGCTCCGCGTAACGCGCGAGATCCGGAAGAAGCTCGACGAGCTCGACTTCCGCCGCATCGAGGCGACGGCGATCACCAGCTTCCCCCCGGCGGCGCGCTTCCTCGAAATGCTCGGCTTCCACGCCGAAGGGGTGATGCTCAAGTACGGCAGCGACGGCAGCGATCATATTCTCTTCGCAAGGGTGAAATGATGGACCCCGGAACACTCCTCATCGCGGGCGCCGTGACCAGCGCCGCCAGCTCGGCCGTCGGCGGCATCATGCAGTACCAGCAGGGGCAGTACGCCCAACAGGTCGCGATGACGCAGAGCCAGTACCAGCAGACCGTCTCACGGCAGAATCAGGAGTTCTACACCGCGCTCGGCGAGCACAACGCACAGCAGGCGACCGCCGACGCGGAGATCGAGGAAGCCTCGCTCCGGCGCGAGAACGCCCGGCGACTGGCCGCGATGCGCGCCGCCCTCGCCGCCCAGGGCACGACCCTGGAAGGATCCCCGATCGAGTTCCTCGCCGATCAGGCGTGGGAGGCCGAAGAGGCGGCGCTGCTCGTCCGGCGCCGGGGGGAGGTCGAGACCCAGCGCGCCCGCCTGGAGACGCAGACCCTTGTGCGCAACGAACAGCTCGACGAAATGAGCTTCAAGTTCGGCGGCGAGGTCGCGAGCGCCCGGGCGCAGCAGCAGGCGACGGCCGGGCTCATCGGCGGCGGCTTCGGCGCGGCGAGCTCGCTGCTCGGCGGCTACACGCGCTACAAGCTCTACAACAGCTAAGAGGACACCACCGTGAGCAGCTTCCAGTCAGGCATGCGAATCCCGAGCTCACAGCTCAACCAGCCCCGGCTCGGCAACGTGCCGACGCGCACGCCCAGCCTTGGCGCGTCGCCCATCGGCGCGGCGATCGCCGCCGGAGGCCGACAGCTCGGCGACGTGCTCACCGATTTCGGCGTCGCCCAGGCCAAGCTCCAGCAGGCCCAGGCGATCAATGACTGGAATCAGCACATCCTCACGGAGATCGGCGCCGCTGAGCTCCGCGCCCGCGAAGCGGATCCGGCGCAGACGATGGAGATCTTCGACGATGCGCGCAACACGCTCGGCGAGGAGACGGGCACGATCACCAACGAGTACGTGCGCACCGCAGTGCGGACGCGGCTCGACGATTTCAGCATGCGCACCCGCCTGGACTTGCAGCGCTTCAACGTCTCGCGCATGAATCAGAAGTTTCGCGCCGATGATGCCGAGCTCTGGGAGACTCGGCTCCAGGAGATCGCCAACGCACGCGGCGCCGTGAGGCTCCAGACCGTGCTCGATGAGCAGATGGCCAACTCGCGCGAGGGCTTGCACACCGCCTACACCACAGAGCAGCTCAAGATCCTGGAGCAGAACTACGGGCTCCAGGCGACGCGCGAGCACTTCCACGCGCTGCTCCGCAACGATCCCAAGGGCGCAATGGAGTTCCTCGATGATCCGCTGGCAACGCGCTTCATCGACGGGAACGAGCGCGATCGCAAGCGAGAGCTGGCCCGCCGCCGCCTGGAGAAGCAGCAGGACGAGGCGCTCATCCGGTCCTTCAACCGGATCCGTACCGACATCGAGGCGATGCAGCTCAGCCCGTCCACGGAGTACCCGGCCGAGGAGCTGGAGCGCATCGTCGCCGTCGGGATCGAGGAGCTCCAGGCCAACCCGGCCTACGACCGCCCCGGCGGCCCGCTTGCCCCGACACCGCGCAGCATCGCCCGAGAAGCCCAGGTCCGAGAATGGCTGCGCGAGGGCGACAAGCCCGAGGCGCTCGCCGAGCTTTCGCGCTTCGAGGAAGAGGCCGTGCAGGATCTTCGCACCCTCACGGGCGAAGACTTCCTCGCATTCTCCGAAGCGCCTCAGCTCGCGATTGAACGCTATGCGGCGCTCATCGAGGGCTTGACGCCCGACATGCTCAACGAGGCCCAGGCCGCCGTGATGCTCCTGGACTACAAGCAGCGCATCGCCAGGGAATGGGGCGAAGTGCTCGGCGCCACCGACCCGGTGGCGGCCGAAGGTTACTTCACCAGCCGGTCGAGCCTCGCCGCGAAGTACCTCACCGGCGACGAGATCCGCATGAAGCGGGAACACTGGCAGCAGAAGGCCGACGAGGACATCGCGGGCATCACCGACGTGGCCTTCCTGGAGACCCGGCAGGCGCTTCGGGATCTCTTCACGCAGTACCAAGGCAAGCCGCCCCAGGCCGCCGTGGAGGAGCTCGTCGGCACACGGGCGCGCCAGCTGCAAATCTCGCCGGGGCTCTTCGTGCGCGGAGAGACCGGCGAACCTCGCACGGCGACCGAAGCCGAGATCAGAATGCTGCTCCTGGAGAAGCCGCTCCAGGCGGCGGCCGCGACGGGAGACCGCGAGAAGTGGCTCGCGCTCTCCAGGGCGATCCAGGTCGGCGGCGACGAACGCGCGACGCTGCTCGTCGAGCAGAGCCGCACCGCGCTGCTCCGCGAGGAGGCAGTGATGCGCGAGGCCCGCGACGGCGCCAACCGGCTGCGCTCGTGGCTGCTCCACGGCGCGGTCGATGCCCATACGCTGCCCACCGACGACCGATCATGGAACGAGTTTCTCCAGTGGGCGGGCAGCGAAGGCGTGCCCCGCGACGAGCTCATCACGCGCCAGCTCGTCGCCGGAATCCCGCTCCGCGATGCGCAGATCAAAGACATCAATCGCGACTTCGCCGAGCAGACCCGCAACGTCGCCCAGGGCGTGCGCACCCTGGAGCTTATCAACGAGCACGGCGGCAGCGTGATGGCCCGCAACATCGCGAGGGGCGCCGACAAGACCGGCCGCGCGGCGATCGCCTTCGACATCACGCACCGCATGGTCCCCGGCACGCCCGAGTACGACGCGGCCATCAACACGATGCAGCAGGCAACTGAGGTTCAGCTCGAATGGGCAACCGAGCAGTTCTACGGCAACGGGCTGGCCCCGACTTCGAGCAAATACAAGCCGCCGCTCAGCGTCGAGACGCTGCTCGCCAACGCGAACTACCAGCCCGACACCCTCCGGCTGTCCGTGAAGGAGGACTTCGGCTCGGCCTATATGTTCGGACTGCTCCGCACGCTCCCCGACAACCCGGACGCGACGACGGCGCTCAACGGCGGCGTGTCCTTCGCGAAACAGTGGATCAAAGACCACTACCTCCGCGTCACCGTCAAGCAGTACGACGGCGACGAATCCGTCGAGCTCGCGCCGTTCAATTTCCGCTTCGACGCCGAGCAGACCCCGCGCGAGCGGGCGGCCGGGCAAGCCTCGCTCACCGCCGCATACGAGTCGGCGCTGCACGATGCGGCTTTGCAGTTCTCCGAGAAGTCAGGAACCTGGACGCGGCGAGATCTCGCCAAGATCCAAGTGCACCGGAGCCGCCGCATGGGCGCGAACGTCATCACCCCGATCGTCACCCACCGCATCGACCAGGACAGCACGGCCCAGGTCGGCGAGCTCGCGGGCGTCCTGGAGTTCGACCCGCGCACGAAGCTCTACCAGATCTATCTCCCCGATTCTCCGGGCTTCGCCGTGCACGAAGCCATTCTCAACGGCTCGATGACCGAAGACGACTTCCGCTTCAATGCGGCCTTCGACTACGCCAACTTCCAGGAGACCGGCGTGCACTCCCTGGAAGAGTACGATCTGCGCTACGCGCCGTATCCCAACGCGAGCATGACGGCCAAGATGAAGGCACGCGCAGAAATGGAGTTCATCGCGCGATTCGACGTGATGCCGGACAAGAAGAACCCGCAGCACCAGGAGTTCCTCTGGCAGCACGTGGAACGGCAAGCGCTGATCGAGCACGGCTGGCCTTCCGTCTACATGGACAAGAACGCGAAGACGAAGCTCATGCGGGAGCAGAGCCCATGACGCGAGCCGACAGTACGCTCCTCCGAGATCTCATGGCGCAGGATAGCGAAGCGCTCGACAGCCGCCCCGGTCTTTCCCTGCGCAGCACGACGACGGTACAGACGCGCCCGGAAGGCTCGCTCTTGGCCCAGCTCTTCGAGGCCGACCGAACCCAGGCGCTCGGTGCCGAAGCTGCACGGCGCAGCGGCAACACGATCTACGATCCGCGCATCTACGATCTTCCGGATCTCACGGACCCGACCGCCGAACGCTTGAGCTCCATCCCCGTGGTCGGCCAGGTCTACCACGCGGCCGCGGGCTTCGGCGAAGGCTCGATCATCATCCCCTACGAGAACATCGCCAACGGCATGGCCGCGATCTTCGACTACGCGGGCCGGGAGGATCTGGCCGAGGACTACCGCGTCGCCGGAGAGACCGTGCGCCGCCAGTTCGAGCACGAATCCGGCGGCTACTACGTGCGCAAGGGCGGGCCGTCAGTCTGGACCGGGCGCGTGGCCGGTCAGATCGTGCCCTCGATGGCAGGCGTCGGCGGTACCGCGACGAGCGGCGGCCGGGCGGCGATCGCGCTCTACTACGGCTTCCAGGCGTTTGGCGGCGGCGCGGATGAGTACCGCACGATCATGGAAGCCCAGGGCTTCACGCCGGACGCGGCCGAGGCGGTCGAGATCGGGCTCGGCCACGCGGCGGCCGAGTTCGTGGCCGAGTATCTCGGCCTGGAGTATCTGGGCGGCAGGGTGGCCCCCGCGCTGAAGAAGTCGCTCGGCGAGGCTTTCCTGCGCGGCAACCGTGGGGCGATGGTGACGGCCGCCGGACAGATCTTCACGGGCACGGGCGTGGAGGCGCTGGAGGAGGGCATCACGCAGGTCATCCAGAACGCGATCGCCAAGCAGGGCTTCTTCAGCACCGAGTCGATCGACCCGAAGCGGCCGCTCTTCTCCGGCGTCGGCGAAGCGGCGGGCGGCGGCGCGGTCGGCGGGCTGCTGCTGCTCGGCCCCGTGATGATCTCCCCCCGCACCCGCCGGAGCCGGATCACCGGCCGCCTGGAGCTCGTCTACGACCACCGCATGACGACGTGGGATGCTGAGATCGCCAGGAATGCCCTGAGAGCCGCCCGAGGCGCCGAGGTCCAGACCTACGGCCCTCCGGCGCCAACGCCCACCCAGGCGGCCCAGGCGACGGCTGAGCCTGGAATCGAGCCGGAGGCGGCCGCAACGGAAGAGACTGCCCGACCGAAGCCCGAACACGTATGGGAAATGACCTACGACGAGCTCCGGAGCACGCTCAACCCGACCACGGCCGAGGATCTCCAGGAAGCCCGGCCGATTCTGGCCGAGATCTTCGCCGACCGTCTCGCCGACGAGGAGGAGCGGGCGGCCGATCCATGGGGCATCATCCGAGCCGTGGAGCGCGGCGACGAAATGCCCCGCGTCCCGGTGGCCGATCTGAGCATTCGCCACCGACAGGCGATCAGAGAAGCGATGCAGCGCGGCGAAGAAGTTCCCGCACACGTGCTCGCTGAGTACCCTGATCTCCAGCCATCGGGTCCGACCTGGAGCCTGCCCGACGAGCTGGATCTGATGACGGCGGCCGAGATCACCGAATCCATCGGCGAGCTACAATGGATCCTCACGAACCGGCTCGACCCGGAGACGCGCGAGCCGCTCAGCGACGCGCAGGTCGAGACCGGCGAGGCCATCCTCCGGACCCTGATCGACATCGAGGGACAGCGCCATGCCGAAGAAGACGAGCAACGTGCCTACGAGGGGGAGCTGGAATCCGCACAGCACGAAGCCCTCGCCCAGCTCGAAGAAGAAGCCGTCCAGGCCCCAGAGCCGCCAGGAGCGGTGGAACGCGCTGCGCAGCCGCCCGACCGTGGGGAGCCGACAGGTCGCCAACCGGGAACACTCCCCGAGCCCATCACCCTTGAGCCCGTCAACTGGACAGCCCAAGAGGGGCTCGTCCAATCCTGGATCGACTACACCGGAGGCGATCTCCTAGAGTCGGCCAACGAGCGCATCGCGCTGGAGAACGACACCGCATCGGGCACCCGGCCGGGCGTCGGCGACACGGAAGGCTTCGCCGTCCACCCCGACGCCCTGACGCGGTTCACTCCGGCCGAGCAGATGCGGATTCGCAGCGTCATCCAGGTCACGGAAGACGACAGCTACGCGCGCGAGATGGTCGGCGACGCGATGATCGACGCGATCCTGGAGGAAGCGGCGGGCGGCGAGCGCGCCAAGCACCGTAACGCGCGGCAGCGCATCCTCGATCAGCCCGAGCTCGCCGAGCCGGAGCAGTACCTCGCCGCATTTCTCATCGAGGCGCGTCTCACGGCCGAGGAGGATCACGTGACGGCCGACATGAGCCGCGAGGAATCGGCCCGCGCGCGTCGGCAGTATTCCACGCGCGAGCGCGAGTGGTACGACCCCTCCGAGCTCCCCGTCGGCGCCACCTTCCAGGTCGAAGGCATCGAGTTCGAGATTGTGCCCAACGAGTACGGCGAGCTCATGCTCACAAGCTGGGAAGGTCTCAACGCGAACATCATCGCCGAGTCGATCGCGAGGATCCCCATCGACCGGGGCACGCTCCAGCTCACCGAGATCTCGCGCGAGGCGCTGGCCGAGGAGACGGCGCGGGACGATGCGGAAGCCGGGCGGGCCGAGGCGGCGATCGACGAGATGCGCGCCGAGGAGCCGACGCGCACCGTCACCGTCACCCAGCCGGGGTTGATCGGCGAGGAGTTCGGCGGCCCCGTCACCGGCGCGCAGGAGACGCTCATCACGGAACCGGAGCCGTCGCCGGTAGATCGCGCCGACCGCGAGCGGCGCGCCCAGGTCCAGGCGGCGCTCGATGCCGACGAATCCGGAGATCTACTCGATTGGATCGAAACCAAGGCCGACCAGTACGCCGCCGACGCGGCGGCCCGGCTGCGCAAGGGACCGCCGCGCGGCCTGCACGCCACCGTGCTGGGCGAGTCGATCGTGATCCCGATGATCGCCGACGCGACGATCTATCTCACCGCGAAGGCGATGAAGTACGGCGTGCGCGGCGCACGGGGGATCCGCAACATGGTGCGCGCGTGGCTGGAGCGCCGCCCGCACCTACGCAAGTACGAGAAGCGGATCGCACGCAACGTCCAGAAGCTCATCACCGCATCGGTCGATCCGGAGACAGGAAAGATCGACCCGGCCCGGTTCGAGCTCGCTGCGACCGACCTGCGCAACAGCGTCGAGCGCCGCGTCGCCTACGCGAAGCGGCAGACGGCCAAGGGCAGGATCCGCGAAGCGCTGCGCGGGCCGAAGCAGCCGAAGACCATCACGGAGAGCGAGGCGCTGCACCTGAGCCTCGCCGCCCAGCGTCGCGCGGCCCACGCGGCCGACCGCGCGCGGGGCGACCTTGCCCGCACCCAGCTCATCGAGCTGCGCCGAGATCTCCAGCGTCAGCACCGCGACGACAAGGCCGGGCGCCAGCTCATCCGGAAGCAGCTCACCCAGATCGTGCGCGAGCTGCTCCCCGTCAGCCAGCGCGGCAAGCTCCTGACGAACATCCGGGATGCCGAGACGCCGGGCCGTCTCGCGAAGTCGATCAGAAAGGTGCATGAGGTACTCCAGGCATACGAGCACAACGTCGCCGTGAAGCGCCTCGATCGCGTGCTCCGCGCGGCGGGCAAGGCCAAGCTCCGGCCCGAGTATCAGGCGATGATCGACGAGCTCACGGGCGACGTCATGCGCAAGGCGCTGAGCGGCAAGCGCCGCGACGCCCTCCAGGCGATCGCCGACTTCCTCGTCGAGAACCCCGACAGCGTGATCCCCATCGCCCTGCGCCGCGAGCTTGCCCGGCTGAGCCTCAAGCCGATCGCCGAGCTCACGACGGAAGAGGCCGAGCAGATGGCCGATATGGTCGAGCACTTCCTCGCGCTCAATCACATGGTCAACCGCGTGATTAGGGGCGCCGAGCGGCGCCAGCTCGACCAGCTCGCGGCGACGGCCGCCGCCGAAGTGCTGGAGACGCGCGGCGGGGTGCGCCCGATCGACATCACGGGCACCATCCAGCGCGTAACGCGCCTCAGCCCGCTGGCGATCCCCCTGAGCCGCACCGCCGAGCTCAAGCCCGACACCTTCGCCGACTTCCTGAGCGGAGGGGACGACACGCTCCTGCATCAGATCTTCTACGGAGATCTCAACCAGGGGCACCGCTCCCGCCTCGGCCGCTACCACCACGCGATCGACGTGCTGCACGCGGCCGTCCAGGAGGCAGGCTTTGTGCTCGGCAGCCGAACCCTCGCGCGCATGAGCCGGACGCTCGCCGGGCAACACAACCGCTTCCAGGCGATCTATCACAAGTTCTTCAACCGCTCCGGCCCGGCCGTCCAGCGCGGCATGACCCGCGCCGAGACGCGCACGATCGAGCTCAGCGGCGAGCGAACGCTGCGCGTCACGTCCGACGAGCTCATGGGCATCGTGGCAACGCTGCGAGATTCGCGCACCCGAGATCTCATCGAGTTCGAGGGGACGCACATTCGACTGCCCGGCTGGGCAACGGGCGTGACGATCGAGCTCACGCACTCCGACATCGAGACGATCATGGACCAGCTCACCGACCAGGAGCACGTGATCGTCACCCGCCTGATGGAATACAACAACACGATCCACAAGCGGGCGATCGCCCAATGGGCAGCCCACCAGCTCGGCTACGACATCACCTTCCCCGAGAACCACTGGCCCCGCCATCGCGTGCGCACGCGCGAGCCGAAGGCGGGCATCGACTCCGGCAACTACGTCGGCCGGGCCGTCCGCGAGCTCAACATCGCCCATGAGCGCACGGAGGAGCGGAAGCTCGCCATCGAGATCCAGGGGATCTTCGCCGAGTTCAACAACCTGTCATGGTACGTCGCATCCCTCAGCGAGCTGGAGCCCGCGATGACCACGGCCCAGCGCGCACTCGCGCACCCCCACCTTCGCGCTGCGCTGAGCAACACCTACGGCGGCGCCGCGATCCGCTACTTCGAGGCGCACCTCAACGAGATGGCCCGCGAGTCGCTGGGCGGCCAGATCCGGCAGGGTCCGTTTTCCAGCGTCATCAATCCGCTGCTCGATCGAGTGGCCCCCGCCTTTCTCGGACTCAACCCGCGCGTTGCGCTCTACCAAGTCGGCTCGCTCATCGCGGCTCGCAGCGAGATTTCCGAGCCGTACCTCATCCGGGCGCTCTTGACCAGCGCGCTGAGCCCCGGCGTGACCCAGCGCATGCGCACCTACAGCCCGATGGTCCGCGATCGCCTGGAGCAGTCGGCAATCAGGCTGATGAGCGAGACGCTCGGCAAGTCGCCGAAGTTCCTGGGCTTCCGGCCCAGCGGTGAGTGGATGATGGCCATGATCCGCGCGATGGATACCGTCGCCATCCGGGTCATTTGGAGGGCAGCCGAGCTCAAGATCAGCCACGACCACGGCGCGGCGCTCCAGGGCGATGCCTACTACGCGGCCGTCGCCGCACTCGCCGAGAAGACGATCAATCGCACCCAGCCCGTCTTCGACACGATCAACCTCGCGGGGATGGCCATCGAGGCGCGCGGGAGCGCGGGCGTGCGTGGCCTGACGCTCCTCCACGCCCCGCGCAACGCGAACGTCAACAACGCCTACCGGGCGGCCATGAACATGCGACGCGATCCGAGCCCCCGCAACGTCGCACTCCAATCCTGGAACATCGCGGCGACGATGATCGGCACGTCGATGTTCATCACCGCCGCCTACGAGCTCTTCGGCGCGCTGCTCGGCAAGGACTACGACGACGAATGGTACGAGCGCTGGTCGAAGCGCATGATCGACGCGACGGCGGGCAACCTCTATCTCGGCGACGTGGCATCCTGGATCGCCCAGAAGGCCACCGGCCTGGAGCAGCACAGCTACGGCCTGGAGCTCTCCCCCGCGACCGGGCTCGTCGAAGAGCTCATGCAGTCGAGCTTCAAGCTGCGCGACGCGATCACCGCCGACTCCTGGAGCACCACGGCGTTCTGGGATGCGATGCTCGATCTTGCCGAGGCGATCGGCCAATACAAGGGCGTGGGCTTCGTCCCCGCCGTGCGCATGGCCCGCGAGCTGGTGAAGAACCGACAGCTCATGGAGAAGGCGGGCATCATCGAAGACGAACCGGCGGCCGACGCAGGCTTGCCCAACTAACGAGGGACCAGCATGACGGTTTCCAGCGAGACAATGCGATCCGGCCCGTACACCGGCGACGGCTCGACCGGACAGAAGTTCCCCGTCACCTTCCAGTTCCACGCCGACGATTGGGTCGTGGTTCTCGAGGACGGCGTGGTGATGACGCTCAACACGGACTACGAGCTCACCGGCGCGGGCGAGGCGAGCGGCGGCGAGGTCACGTGGATCGGCGCGACGACGCTCAATTCCGAGTACGAAATCGTGAGGAGCATCCCGCGCACCCAGGACGACGGCTTCGCCAACGCCGACCGATTCCCGGCCGAGACCTTCCAGGATCTCGCCGACCGGCTCACCATGATGATCCAGGAAGGCGTGCACCGCACGGGCGACGCCCTGGACGAGTGGGATGCCGAGAGCCAGCAGATCAAGAACGTCGCCGACCCGACCGAGGCGCAGGACGCGGCCACGAAAACCTACGTCAATCAGGCGATCGCCGGACAGGGCAACGTCCCGGCGCCGCTGGCGGGCGAGGTCGATTATGTCTTGAAGGCCACCGGCGCGGGCGCCTTCGATTGGGCCGAGGACACACAGGAGGTTCCCGATCCCGTCGCCGCCGATGCCGGGAAGCAGCTCGCCGCGACCGGCGCCAGCGCGTGGGAGTGGCAGAGCCCGATTCTCTACAACGCGCTCATCAATGGCGACATGCGCATCGCGCAGCGCGGCGCGAGCATCGCGGCACCCAACGATGCCGCCTTCCTCCTCGATCGCTGGAAGATCCTCTCCGACGGCAACGGCGTGATCGACGCCGACCAGGAGACGACGACGATTCCCGACCAGAGCTATGCCTCGATGAAGCTCACCGTGAACACGGCAAATAAGAAGTTCGGGATCTACCAGATCATCGAGGCCCGCGACGCCAAGCGCCTGATCGGGAAGAAGGTCTCGCTCAGCTTCAAGACGTACACGCCGACCGGAAAGCGGATTCGGAAGATTCGCGCCAGCGTGATGTCCTGGACGAGCACCGAGGACGTGCCCGTCGCCGACCCCATCACGTCCTGGAATGCCCAGGGCACGAACCCGAGCCACAATGCCAACTTCACGACCGAGGGAATCTTCGCCGACTTCATCGACCTGACGGTAGACACGTGGGAGACCTGGACGCTGGAGGGCGTGAACATCGACACGGCTGGCGCCAAGAACGTCGCCGTGTTTATCTGGGTTGATGACACCGACGCGGCGGCGGGCGACGAGCTCTACATCACCGACGTGCAACTGGAGCTGGGCGACAACGCCCACGATACCTTGCACCGGCCCTACCAGGAGGAGCTCACGCTCTGCGAGCGCTTCTACGAGGTCGGCGACTACGAGGACCGCCAATACAACCCAAACGTCGCCGAGAGCGGCGCGATCGGCGGCGCCGTGCGCTTCCGCACCAGGAAGCGGGCGGCGAGCGCGACGATCGCGCTCACCGTCGTGACCGAGACGCTCATGGATACCACGTCCCAGCAGGGCAGCGCGACGACCGACGCTTTCGTGGTGAAGGGCAACCTCATCGCGGGCGCGGCGGGCAAGGCCCAGATGGACGGCACATGGACGGCAGATAGCGAGCTTCCATGACCCAGGCTGATCTCCAGGCCCAGGCGAAGGCGGCGAAGCTCATCCGTGAGTATGAGCGCGCTGTCAAACAGAACCGGCTTCGCGTGGAGTACGCGGATCTCGCGCGCCACGGCCACGACGGCGGCCCCTACGACTGGCAAGAGCGATTCCATGCGGAGGGCATCGACCACAACGAGCGCGCGCTCATCGCGGGCAACCGCGTGGGCAAGACCAGGACGGCCGCCGCCGAGGTCGCGATCCACCTGACGGGGCGATATCCGGAATGGTGGCGCGGGCGGCGCTTCAGCGGACCGACGCGCTGGATCGTGGCCGGTGAATCCAACGAGAGCACCCGCGACGTGCCCCAGACCGCGCTCGTCGGCGGCTTCGAGGAAGGCGAGCGCGAGCCCGACGGCACGGGCTGGATCCCGAAGGTGGACATCATAAGCTGGTCCTTCCGCCAATGCGGCGTCCAGAACGTGCTCGACACCGTGATGATCCGCCACGTGAGCGGCGGGATCTCACAGCTCCAGTTCAAGAGCTTTGAACAAGGCGACACGAAGTTCCAGGGCACTAGTCGCCACGGCGTCTGGTTGGACGAAGAGCCGCCGAGTCACAAGATCTACTCCGAATGCCAGTTCCGCGTGCTCGACACGAACGGCCTGATTCTCTTCACGCGCACGCCCCTCTTCGGCATGTCCGAGACCGTGCACCACTTCATCAAAGGCGGCCCCGGCATCATGTGGGTTGGCGCGACGGTATACGATGCGCCGCACCTGGACACAACCGCGATCGAACGCCTCGCCGCGACGGCGCCGGAGCACGAACGCGAGACCCGACTCAGCGGCGACCCCCTCATGGGCTCCGGTCGCGTCTACACCGTCCCCGACGAGAAGCTCGTCTGTCGCCCCTTCCAGATTCCCCGGCACTTCCGGCGCGTGGTCGGCATCGACTTCGGCATCGGCCACCCCTTCGCGGCCGCGTGGCTGGCCCTCGATCCGGACAGCGACGTGCTCTACCTCTACGACTGCTACCGCCGCAAGGGCGAGACCCATGCGTACCACACGACGGCGATCGCGAAGCGCGGCCCGTGGATCCCGCTCGCATGGCCGCACGACGGCCTGACGCGCGACAAGGGCAGCGGCGTGCAGCTCATCCAGCCGTACCGGGACGCCGAGCTCAACGTGATGGAGCTGTCGGCGCGCTTCCAGGACGAGACCGGCGGCCCACAGTCTCGCGAGCAGGCGACGATCGACCTACTGGAGCGCATGAACACGGGACGCTTCCGAGTCTTCTCACCCCAATGCGACGAGTTCCTGGAGGAGAAGCGGCTCCTCCATCGCAAGGATGGCGTGATCGTCCCGACGCACGACGACATCGAATCGGCGGTCCGCTACGGCAGCATGATGCTGCGCTACGCGAGCACCCACGTGGAAAACACCACGAGGAAGCCACCCTTCGCCGATGACCAGGGAGCAGGCGACACCGACCCGCTCCGCATGTATAACTGAGCAAAAGGAGCTCACCATGAATATCGGAGGCTTACTCGGCGTCAGAAGCGCGCCGTCGTACCCCGCTCCCCCACCCACGCCCGACGTGCCCACCACGCCGACCGACCCGCGCTCCGAAGCCCAGGCCGCCGCCCAGGCTCGGCGCTCGGCACGTCGTCAGCGCGGCCGCGCGTCCACGCTGCTCGGCGGCAGCACCGGCGCCGCTCCGAACCGGCGCACACTGCTCGGCCAGTAACCCCGCGTCGGCACCGCGCCGACGTTTTCTTTTCTCACCCTGCACAGGAGACTTGCATCATGGCAAGCCCAAAGCCCGCGAAGGACGACGCGCCGAAGACGGAACCCAGCGACGCGCCGCCCGACACCCAGGCGCCCGCGCCGATCCCGATGGACGCCACCACACTGAGCCTGTCGATCGACACGCCCGGCAAGACCGTCTCGCTCATCATCGAGCAGTCTCTCCTCGACACGATCCCCGGCGCCGACTTCGGCCCCGACGACGTGCTGCCCGACGAGCGGAACTTCCAGGCCACGCTCTGCGATCGCCTGGACATCGACTTCAACCCCGACGTGTTCGCGAAGCACAACACGCCGAAGAAGCTGCTCGACTACCTCCTGCGCCGCATCGGCCGGTCGCTGGAGGGGTACGTCGATCACGTGCTGCCCGTGGCGATGCCCGAGGCTCGCATGGTGAACGAGGCGCTCGGCTACTTCAAGGGGCGTAGTCTCAAGACCTATGAGACGCTCCGCGACGCGATCCGGGGCAAGACCGTCTCGGCCGCGGATCTGGCAACGGCCCTCCAGTTCGCCAAGGGCACGGACCCGCAGAAGGGCGGCATCCTGGAGCGGCAGATCAATGCCATCGCCGAGCTCAAGAAGGCCGAGAAGGAGGCGGGCGCGCCGAAGTAGCGGCCCGCTCCCGCGTTGAGCTCTTGACCATGTACCCAGCGGAAGGGTGACATCATGCCTACGAAGCCACTCGGACAGATGATCCTCAACCGATTCGACAGCGCACGGACTGACAGGTCGAATTGGGATTCCCACTGGCAGGACGTTGCGGATCTGATCGTGCCGACCCGCGACTTTACCGTCAAACGGACTCCCGGCGCACGGCGGCGCAGGCAGATCTACGATCCGACGGCCGTAGACGCAAACGAGTCGCTCGCCGCTGCGGTACATGGTCTCTTGAACAACCCGGCTACGCGCTGGTTCCTGCTCTGGTCGCCGGAGCTGGAGGACAGGGACCAGCAGGTCAACGCCTTTCTCTACGAGTGCACGACGCGCATGCTTACCTACCTCGCCTCACCGGCAACCGGCTTTCCGATGGCGAGCTCCGAGCTCTACCTGGATCTGTGCGGCTTCGGCACGGGCGGCGTGCGGATCGTGGAGAAGGCCACGAATCTGCGCTTCGTCGGCAACCCGCTGAGCGAGCTCTACTTCGTCGAGGACGACGACGGCACGATCCAGCAGGCGTACCGCGCCTTCGAGCTCCGCGCCGACGAGATCGCCCGACGCTGGCCCAAGGCCGAGCTGCCCGTGGACGTGAAGCGCGCGGCGGGCGACCCGAAGCAGGCGGCGCGGAAGTTCGGCATCGTGCACGCGATCTATCGGCGCGAGAGCTACGACCCGTCGCGCCGCACGGGGATCAACAAGCCGATCGCCAGTGTCTACGTGCTCCAGAAGGAGGCGGCCGTGCTCAGCGAGGGCGGCTTCGATCGCTGGCCGATGCTCATCGTCCGCTGGAGCAAGGCGCCCGGCGAGAACTACGGGCGCGGGCCGGGCATGCACGCGATCGACGCCGTGAAGACCCTCAACGTGATGATGTACGACTTGCTGGTCTCCGGCGAGCTGGCACTCCGGCCGCCGCTCAACGTGCCCGCCGGAGTGGAAGGCCCGATCCGCACGGCGCCGGGCTCGCTGATCTACTACAAGGGCGGCGACCACAATCGCGTCACGCCGGTGCAGACCGGGATCAACGCCCCGATCGGCTTCGAGTTCGTGCAGGCTTTCCAGCAGTTCGTGGAGAAGATCTTCTTCCTCGATCGCCTCAAGCTCCCCGAGCGGGATCGCATGACGGCCGAGGAGATCATCACCCGGCGCCAACAGGGCTTGCTCCAGGCGTCGCCCGTGCTCGCGCGCCTTTACGCCGAGTGGTTGACGCCGCTGATCTCGCGAGTCTTCCATTGGATGCTCCGGCACGGAAAGTTCCCGACCCCGCCGGAGCAGCTCGTCGGCCGACGGATCGAGCCCCAATACACGTCGCCGCTCGCGCAGTCGATGCGCGCCAACGAGACGGTTTCGATCCGGTCGGCACTCGCCGACATCGCGGTCATCGCCCAGGCACGGCCGGAAGTGCTGGACAACCTGGACGCGGACTACACCTTCCGCGCGATCTTCGGGATGCACGGGACCGACCCCAAGACCCTCACCCCGCTCCGCATGGTCCAGGAGATTCGGCGCCAGAGGCAGGAGAAGGCCGCCACAGAGCAGACGCTTCTCGATGCCCGAGACGCGGCCGCTGCCGCGAAGGACGCGGCGACGGCGATCGACAAGATCGGCGCGCCCGCCGCATGAGGACTTGACCGATGGAACACCACCCGGCCGACGACGCGATCCGCAAGCAGCACGCCCAGCGTGATGCGATGCGCCAGAAGTACGCCCGACTCTTCTCATCCGAGGACGGTAAATCCGTGCTCGCCGAGCTGATGGGGCAGTACCACGTTTTCTCCCCGACCCTCCAGCCGGGGCAGCCCCCCGAGACGGTTCACTTCAACGAAGGAGCACGCAGCGTCGTGCTCTTCATCATCGGCGAATGCCAGCGTGCCGGGATGAGCGCCGAGGAGCTCATCGAGTACGCGCAGCTCGCTCGGCGCGAGCAGATCGAGCCGCTTCGCCACTACTCGCAAGTCTAAGGAGCACCGCACATGGCACTTGGAGCAGCACTCGACGGAAGCGAGCTCTTCCGCAGGCTCGATCTCTCGCGCGTCGTCTGCCCGTCCAACATCGCGTCGGATTGGGTTGACCTACGCGACGAGGGCAGCGTGGATGCGGCCGACAACGCCGGGTCCGACATCACCAACCCCGACACGCAGATCACGGACGCGGGCGCGCACATCCTCAAGAAGATCAAAGCGGGCACGGTCCTGCGCCTGCGCCTGCGCTACGACGACGGCGACACGCTCACCACCGATCCCGTCGTCCAGGTCTTCGGCCGGCACTCCGATGATGGCGGCTGGCAGCGTTTGCGCAACAAGTCTGGGAACATCGACCTGACGCTGAGCGATGCGGCCACCGACGTGGAGGACGGCACCGACAAGTTCAGCGACGTTGACGAGGATGCGAACAGCTTCGACCTGGACGGCTGCGATCAGGTTATCGTCGGCGTGAAGACGGCCGCCGCCGGGACGAATCCCGAGCTCTGCGCCGTCGAGGGCAAGGTGATTTGACACCTTCCGGCCGGAAGGTTCTACTGTAGACTTCGATCCACAACCGGCCGAGAGGCCACAGCACAGGAGACGATCATGGATTCCGAGCACGAATCACCGCCACCCGTCGCGGCGACCGACGGCGCCCAGGCGCCACCCGAGCAAGCCCCGGCGACGACTCCAGGCCCGAATGGCGAGCAGCCCGGCCAGGGCGAGAGCGGCACGGCCGTGCACACCACGGGTACCGCCGCGCCCCAGCCCAGGCTCATCGAGAAGCACCTGATCGGCGGGCTCAAGAATCACATCACCCTGGAGGCCATGATGCCGCCGGGCCGTGGCGGCGCCTCGACCGTGTACCGGGCAAGGTTCAAGGACAACGAAGGCACGGAGAGAGAGCATCTGCTCGTCTTCCAGGACGGCCCGATCGGCGAGCAGGGCGTCAATGGCCTGACGAACGAAGTGCTGCTCGCGATCGTCCTGGACCGCCTGGAGGGCTTCCAGGGCGGCGAGTTCCCGTGTCAGGCGAACGAGGACGCCTATCAGCGGCTCCAGGGCGCCATCATGGACGTGGACGCGGCCATGACCGCGCTCCATGAGCGGACCCGCGAGCGGACGTCTCGCGGCGTCGAGGGGCAACACGCACCCTAACATCCACCGATAACGAGACGGTCTGGAGTACCCTACCAGATCCCGATCAAAAGCCCGCCGACGTGGCGGGCTTTTCTGTTAGGGTACGGCCTTGGCGCTGCTCTAGGGCACGATCGGCTCGCCGGAGGCGATGCGCTCGCGGCTCACAGGGCCGCCACGTGGGGACACATGCGCGCTTCCAGGCACTTGTGCGCAACCCCACGCCCCGCGAGATCTTCCGCTCGATTCTCGTCCGTCTGGGACACATGGGGCGATTGTTTCCTTTAATGCCGGGCACTCCCCCCCGCCCCCCGATTAAGCACTATCGCCGTAGAAGATGTGTCCCATGTGTCCCAGACGCATGAAAATAGGGTGTAACTTCTTATATGACAGTGACTTAGGCTTGGGACACATGCGCGTCTAGTGCCCAAAACATGTGTCCCACGGGGACACATATGTGTCCCAGGTCAGGCGTCCGTTCGGGTGAGCGGTCGCGAGACCCTAACAAACATCCGAACTACACCCTAACAGGTTCGGGATCCTGGAGCGGCTGGAATAGAGGTCGGCTACGTGGAGGAGCAGCGGCTTCCGCCGAGGGGGGCTCCCCCCCCGTCCGCACGCGCGGCCGCGGCCTGTCGAAACCGCCGGACCATGCCCGACCGGCCCGCCGGACCCTGACAGACAGCGAACACGGGCCGCCGTCGGCAGCCGGTGAGGCTGGGCAGATTATCACCATAGTCTGCCCAGATTGGCCGCCGTGGCCTACGGTACGCTGCCCGGTTCAGTCTGTAGTCTTCCCGGCTTCGTCATGCTCAGCCGCCGCCAGGGCGTACTCCGGCATGAGCTGGACGAGCTGACGAGCGAGCCCAGGCTCAGCCTGGAGGAGTGCAGCGAGCTCGTCCTGGATCTCAGCAGGATCCCGCACGTTCGCCACGGCCAGCCGCGCGATGGGCTTGCCTTCCGTGCGATCCATGATGCGGTCGGCCGCCCTGCCCGGCTCGGGATCCGTGCCGGTCTTCCGCGCGATGCCCAGGCGGTCAACGGAGAAGCGCTCGCCATCCTGGCACGCGGCGAGGATTTGACGCGCCGCCACGACCGTGGCCACGCCCTGCCCTGGATCCTCAGCTATCACCTTGATCTCGGCCAGCGTGAAGGCCGGACCATCGGCACGCACGTGCATGAGCCTGTGTAGCTCTTCCGTGACGGTCGCGCCTGCTGTCCGGCGGCCTGCTGGATTCCCGGACTGCCCAGGCTCGAAAGGCTTGAGGTTCGACAGGGAGCGCTCCCGCGCGGCACGCCGTCGAGCTTGCTCGGCTTCGCCAACCTCCGGCATGAGGTAGCCGTCCTGATCGCCTTCCGTGGCCATGCCCCCATGATATCGGACTGTAGAAAAAAATCCACACTTCCTCATGCCCTGCCCCTTGACGAGCCGAAACTGTAGATTATATTCCACAGTACCGGGGCCGTCTCATTGAACCTCAGAGACCAGAAACGTATCTATGACAGGCACTTACACGCACAATCGGACCACGGACCACGCGACCGGCTCGGCCGAATCCGGCCTTATCCTGCCGCGATGGTCTGACCGTTCGCCCGCGCGACCGTGCCTATCT